CGGAAGGCCCGTGCAGTTGGTCAGTGTCCCGGAACTCGGCGTGCCGAGGGCCCCGCCCGAGTACAGCACCGTCCCACCTGCCCCGAGCGTCACCGTGCTCCCATCCGTCCCCGCGAAGGTGAGCGTGTTGGAGCACGTCAGCGTCTTCCCGTCCGCGATGGTGAGCGTGGCCGAGGTCGCGGGCGCGGTGATCGCCACCTTGTTGATCGACGTTGCCGACGCCACACCGAGCACGGGGGTAACCAGCGTGGGGCTCGTCGCGAACACAAGCGACCCGGACCCGGTTTCATCGCTGATAGCCGCCGCGAGGTTCGCACTCGTACCGGCACCCAAGAAGGTCCTCATCGCCGACCCGATGACCAACAGGGCCGCAGTCCCCGAGCCGGTGAAGTACGGGAAGGAATCCGCAGCGCTCACCAACCCAGCCAAAGCCGTGAGTTCGGCGTCGGTGGCTTGATAGGCAGACGACGCGGTGAACGCGGCAGACCCGAGGGTGCCACCCGAACCGACGTTGAGAGTGCTGCCATCGACGCCGTCAAAGGTGAGTGTTTTGTTGACCGTCAGCGTCTTAAGGTTCGCAATCGTCAGCGTGCCGGTACTGGTCGTGATCGTCAGACTGTTGAGTGACGTAGCAGTAGCAACGCCAAGGATCGGTGTCACCAGCGTCGGGCTCGTCGCGAACACAAGCGACCCGGACCCGGTTTCGTTCGTGACTGCCGAGGCAAGGTTGGCGCTTGTAGGGTTATTGAGGAAGGTCCTCATCGCCGACCCGATGACCAACAGGGCCGCAGTCCCCGAGCCGGTGAAGTACGGGAAGGAATCCGCGGCGCTCGTCAGACCGGCAACCGCAGCAAGCTCGGCGTCCACCGTGAGGGACGTACCGGACATCACCAACCCTGTGCCGACCGACAACTCCTGAACGCTGCCAGCACCGGCGGCCGATCCTCTTCCGATGATGACCGACGCAGCGGACGTGTCCTGAATCTTGCTATACGACACAACACCGGCGTCGATCGTCCACACGGTGCCGCCCGCGCTGACCGTGATGTCACCCTTGTCCCCGTCCGTCAGGCCGGACCCGCTGGACGACAGAACAGTACCCGTCAGCGACAGACCCGACCCAAGGGTGATTTCTTGGAAGTTACCCGCCCCCGCACCGGCTCCGCGGCCGACCAACACCGATGCGGCTGTTGCGGCCACAAACTTGCCGAAGGTCACCACGTTGGACCCGATGGTGGTCGCGAAAGACCCGGTACCCGACCCCGTCACGTCGCCAGTCAGAGTAATCGTCTGATCGCCAGTGTTGGTGCCCGTGAGCCCGAGGTCGGTCTTGAGTGTGGCGAGCGTGTTGACCTCGGGGGCACCCGTCCCAGCCGTCTTGCGGTAGATGAGGCTCGACGTCGCCATGTTGGCCATCTTGCCGAGCGTCACCGCCCCGTTGGCAATGGTGGCCGCGAAAGACCCGGTACCCGACCCCGTCACGTCACCGGTCAGGGTGATTGTCTGGTCGCCGGTGTTGGTCCCGCTACTCGACCCGCTGAACGTACCGTTCTGCGTAGCCAGCGTACCAAGCCCCAGAGTTGCACGAACCGCCGCCGCGTCGATGTCGTCAAGGAAAGACGCAGCAAAGGCTGTGATACCGTGGACACCGCTCGTCAATGCGGCGTGCGACGACACGGCCGACGATGCGGCACCTGAGGCGTCGTAAGCGGATGACGCGGTGAACGCGGCAGACCCAAGGGTGCCACCGGCACCGACGTTGAGGGTGCTGCCGTCCGTCCCGGCGAGCGTGAGCGTGTTGGAGACGCTGAAGGTCTTGAGGTTCGATACCGTGAAAGTGCCGGTGCTAGTCGTGATCGTCAGACCGTTGACCGATGTAGGCGTAATAGCGCCAAGTGCGATAGAAATCGCTGGGGCCGTCGTGGGGTTCGCCACCGACCCGCTCACACCGTTGACCGACACGACGGAGACAGACTGCACCGTACCCGTTTCACTGTAGTTCAGCACCCCGCCGCTCAGGGAGAATCCGGCTCCGAGGGTGATCTGCTGGGGTGCACCGGTACCACTCAGAGCGTTACGCCCCAGAAGTGATCCGGCCGAGATGTTCTGTAGCTTGGCCAGAGTGACCGCAGAATCATCGATCGTCCACACGGTGCCGCCCGCGCTGACCGTGATGTCACCCTTGTCCCCGTCTGTGATCCCACCACCGCCGCCACCCGTGGAGTACAGGGTCGTTCCGCTGATGGACAGCCCGGAACCCAGGGTCAACTCTTCCACAGCACCCGAGGAAGACGACCGACGGCCGAGGATCTTGCCCGCCGTCACCGTCTGGATCTTGTCGTACGTCACGGACCCGGTGTTCAGCGACCACAAGCCGCCGTTGTTCGAAACCGAGACGTCACCCTTGTTACCGTCCGTCACAAGTGTGTACGACGGCACATACAGCGTCACCGCGTCGATGTCGGCGACAATGCGAGGAGAGCCCTGTTCCTGAATAACTACGATCAAGCAGCACCTCACGCCAGTACCGACCCGGGCATGCCTTTCTCAAAGCATAGGCGCAGATGCAGATTGAACACGGCCCTCAGGCGTCAACCCGAGGGCCGTCCCACTACACGGACAGCGACACCGGTCCCTGAATATACCGGGTCACGATCCCGGACTCGGTCACGTTGACGTAGTAGAACGCCTTAGGCAACCGGTCAGGAAGGTTCTGCGTCTGGGTGTCGGTCAGCGTGAACACGATCTTTCCCTGGTTGGCGGTCGTAGTGACCCCGTTACCCTCTGTCAAGGTCGCGTAGGTTGTACCGCCGTCCTGGGACACAAACTTCACTACGACCGTGGCACCGGTCAGGTCCTTGACCGTACCGTCGTCGTTCTTCAAATAGAGCGTCTTCGAGAATGTGACGCCACGGTAAAGATGGATTCCGTACTCAGCGGGTGTCATGGGTGCTCCGGTCCCCGAGTCGGGGAATCACTCTTCGTCGTCATCCTCGTCGTCAACCTCTTCAACGTCTTCATCAGCATCGGCGTCCGGCTCATCCACCGCGAGGGCGAGCTTCGGGTCCACCGTGATATTGAAGTGCTTCTCGACCACCGCCAGCATCTTGCCAAACAGGTCCCCCGGCTGGTCCTTGTTGTAGGGGATCTTCTTGGCGATCTCCTCCAGACGCATGATGAACTGGATGTCCTGCTTCGTCGTCGTGTCGGCCAGACCGAGGAACGTCACGGGGTTCTCCTCGTCGTCGAGGTCGCCCTCCGTCTCATCGTCACCACCACCAGCACTCCCGGTTTCGTCCTCGGCAATGTCGGTCAGTGCGTCCCAGTCCTTCGACCCAACCGACACCATCGCCTCGATGGTGGCCTCATCCCAGGGGAGAGTCGCGACAAGGTCATCCCCGCCAATCTGGCTGATCTCGGCCACCAGCTTGTCAAGCTGGGTCTGGTCGGGCTTGCCGCCGATTTCATTGAGATTAATCGTCAGGGCCTTGGCCCGCACGTCAGAAACGTTGCCGATGTCGAGGACCCGGATGTCCTTCATGTTGTTTTCGGTGCACGCCACCCACCGGTGGTAACCGTTGATGATCTCAAGGCGTCCGTCCTCGAACTTCCCCTTCTCGTCACCGCTGCGCACCACCACGGGCTCAAGGAACCCGAACTCCTTGATGTTCTCGCGGAGCTTTTCGGCCATATAGGCGGACATCTGGTTGTAGTTGTAGTTGTTCGGCTTCACGCTGTCGATGGGGACTTCCTTGACTTCGCCGGTGATCCCGCTCTTGGCCTTCTTGGCCTTCTTGTCAGGCTTCGACTCGGCCTTGACCACCGCGGTCGCCACGGCAGTCGTACGGCTGCGGCGCTGAGCCCTCTTAGCCTCCTCGCTGCCCGGCTTCTCAAAGTCACTCAAACCCTTGCCCTTGTTACGCCTTGCTCCGTACGCCATTCTTCCGCTCCATTCCCCGAGTCGGGGATTTCTGCCACGGCCCTACGACAACGCCGTTCTCGGGATGATCGTAGTGCTTCCGCTGGGCCGCGTAATACCGCTGAGTCGAGACGAGGGCACACGCCATCGCTCGCACGTACCCTTCGTCAATCTTACGGTGCTTGTGCCGGTTGAGGGCCGACGCGATGACCCGGGACTTGCACAGGTCCATCGAGGCGTCAACCTCCTCGATGACACTCGGGATTGCTTCGAGCTTCTTCCGACGCCACCAGTACACCGCATACGGGTTGTCCGGCATCGACCGACCGAACCGGGACACCATGCTCCATGTGGACGAATCGATGGAATAGTTGTCCGGCAGGTACGCCAGATTGAAGTTCCCTGTCCCAAGGATGTGGAGGTGCTGGTCCGCCTTGATGTCGATCAGTTGAAGGGTGTTCCGGATAGGATCCGGGATGTCCAGAGTCGTCCGCAAGCTCGGCTCCGAAATGGCGATCCTCTTGACGCTGCCGATAAGGGACTTCAGCGCGCTGATCCCGTCCACGTAGTGCCACACGTAGATGACGCGGTCGCCGAACGCGGACTTCAGCACGCCGCGCCCGTACTCGATGTCCTTCTCCCACTCACGGGTCAGGAGGTTGCAATCGCACTCCACGACGTACCCGTTGAAGTTCGACTTGGCGAGCACCTCCGCGTATCGGTCGATGTACCGGCGCATGTAGTCGCTGGACTTGTAGGCGTAGTATGCGGGGTCCCGACCGGTCCACACCTCCCCTTGGATTGAGAACATACCGCTATCGACGATGACCGGACGGTCGGCCAGCGTGTCCGCGATGTGCTTGAAGCACCCCGGCGGCCTCTTGCCGATGACGTACGGGTAGGCCGTGACGAGCGCTGTCTTTGCGAACGTCTGGACGATCGCGTGCGTCAACTGGCACGCAACGAAACCCGCAGGGAAGTAGATCAAGGCGCTGTCTCCTTCACGGCCTCAAAGGCGTCAACACTCTCCGCCCCGCGGTCTTTCTTCAAGTGGTCCTTCGAGTACGTCAGCGGGTCCTGTTCGAAGTCGCACCAGTCCAACACCCCACACCTCTGGAACGCCACCCACTTCCGGAAGCACGATCGGCACTTCCCGCACTCCCGCGTCCCAGTCTCGTAGCACGACCGGCTCACTCGCATTGCCGACTCACGCCCGTCCGTATCGATGTAGGCCCGAAGGATCTGAGCCTTGGTCATTGTACGGAACGGTACCTCCACCACCGGGGGAGCATTCCCGCTCCCGATCCAACGGTAGGGCGACTTCTCATTGTCCTGAGACATCCACCGGATAAGGCCGGTCATCTGTGCCGCCCACGTTTCGTCCTTGTCGTGGGTGGTGTCCCCGGCCGTAGACCCGAGCAATACCTTTGGGGCGTACTGGGAGGCCACGAGCGCGAGGATCGCATTCCGGAACGGGAGGATCTTGTTGGGGAGTTCGTACCGGGACAGGGGCACGTTCACAAACTCAATCCACCGCCCGAGAGCATCACCGATACGTTTGATGACCCGACCCTCGGCCTGTTGGGACGGGGTACCGATGTTGACGTGCAACAGTGTGGCTTCCGGGTAGGCGTGGGCCAGGGCCACGCTGTCCATACCCCCGCTGAAGAGAAGGACTTCGGCAGCCATCACAGACCCCGCCACTGTTTGATACCGAGCCCGCGAGCTTGGACACAGGCCCCGCACTTCCCACACGGGGGGTAATAGTCACACGACGTGGTGTATTGGAGAGGCACGCCCCTCGCGCGAGCCTCCTGCAACACGGCCGACTTCCCGGACCCCTCTTCGATAAAGGGTGACACAAGGCGGACCTGCGGGTCGAGGCTGTACTCCCACACGTCCATGAGCGCGTTGAGGAACTCCACCGACGTATCAGGGATGCCCTCGTTCGCCCGACCCTTCTCATCCGGGTCGTTGCGGACATGCCCGGTGTACAGGTCCGCTTTGAGACGGCCCGCGTACGCCGCACACACCGACAGGATCATGAGGTTGCGACACTGGATCCACCCGAGGCTCTTCTTCTCCGCGGCGTTGTGGATGCTCTGGCTACCCCTCTTTGTCGGCCGGTAGTTCTTCTTGAAGAGTGGGGAGCCGTCGATCATCGATGCGGCGAACTGAAACGGCTCCACATGGAGCGGGTGGACATTCTTGTAGCCCCTACCCCAGCAATCTTGAATCAGGCGTGTCACCAGTTTGACCACGAGTTTGGCCTGCGCCTGCCCGTAGTCCACGAAGACGGGGTACACCTCGCGGCCACCAGACGCAAGGCGGTACAACAGGGTGGAACTGTCCATACCCCCGGTGGTCGTAAGAACGATTGGTGACGCCTTTGACTTCTTCACTTGACCCCCGGGATGCAGGCCAGACGCAGGAACTCGTCCCGCAATCCGGAGAACTTCTTCTCGCCACGGACAGCCGACGTCACGAAATCAGTATCGTGCTCGCACACCCCACGAACCTTGGCGCACGTGTGCTCACCGACCGCCACCACCATGACAAACTGAGGGGACAAATGCTCACACAACTGATCGGCTACGAGGTTGACAAAGTCCTCCTGGGTCTGAGGGCGTGCGGCACACCACCGCGTCAACCGCACGGCCTTGCTGTAGCCGGGCAGTTTCTTGTGCGGGAGGATGCCGATCCAGACCTTCCCGTAGAAAGGGAGAATGTGGTGAGAACACGTCGAGGCGAACTTGATGTTCCGCCAGATGATGAGTTGGTCGCCCCTGTTCTCAAACGTCGTGAAGTTGAAGGACTCCCGCACGTCCTCATGCAGACCCCGCAAAGACTCAATCAGACCGTCCACGTATCGTGACGGCGTTCCCTCTAGTTCTTTGGACGAAACATCCGACCCCACGAGACGCAGGACTTTACGGTACGCGGCGATAGCCTGCTGCCGCTTACGCGGTGTGATGCTCACGGAACCTCCAATGAATAAGCCGCGTGGTCGCACGGGCCACGCGGCTCAAGAACGTCAGACGCGCCGATACCGGTTACCGGCGGGTCTTCTTCGCAGTCTTCTTGGTCGTCTTCTTCGCGACCTTCTTGGCCTTCTTCTTCTTGGCGTTCCCGCCGCGGGCCTTCTTCGCAGCGAGCAGACGCTTGCTGATCTTGGCGCTCGCGGCCTTCTTGGCCTTCGCCCCCTTGGCTTTGCGGACAGACGGGTGACTGGAATGCTTCAGAGCCATGTTCGATCTCCATTCCCGGAAACGTTTGTGTGGCGGCGTATCCGGGGTACGGAGCGCCACTACACAATAGAAGGCGCGTCGGGAGAAGATTTCTCACCGAACCCGCGACGAGGGGCACCGCAGTTGTCCCGGACTTGCGCGTCACGCCCAAATAATAGCCATGATCCGACGCACACAGGGCCCTAAACGAAAAACAGTCGTGCAGAAACCTGCACGACTGCACCATCTTTCAGATTTTACGCCGAAACCTTCGGTGACAGCACGGACCTCGGTACTTTCGGGGTGTACCACCGCACCACGTGCCTACCCGCCTTCCAAACCACGGATAGGCCCGTCTCTCGCCTGAGCCTCTTGACGATGAGGTTCTTGACTGTGGGTGTCAGGCCGTCGAACTCCGGGGCCACGTCCGTCAGGCGCACGTGTGTAGCCGTCCGCATGGCGTCCATCACCTTGCGGACAATGTCCTCGCTGGACTCACTCAACTCACGGGTCACCTGCTGCTGGTTGTTGACCGCGTTGAGCAACCCATCAAAGACTTCGGCGATATCGTTCTGCTTTAAGCAGTCCTCCGCGAGTTGCCCTGCAAGGTGCATTCGGGCGACCTTGACCGCAACCTCCGGTGTCATCCTGCCGAGGCTACCGCGGATGTCCTCAGGATCAAACACGTCTTCGTAGGCGTCCACGGCCTTTACCGGACAGCCCAGAACTTGTGGAGTTGCATTGATAGACGCCATCGAGGATCCTCCTTGCACAACTCCATACAGCGTACCAGAGCCGCACGGTCCATGACCGGTCCGGATCCGACCGTGCACGGAAGGAAAGCCGGGGAGAGAACGTAGTGCAACGCCTGCAACGACGGACGCGGCAGCGATTGGTCCGCGTTCCGCACGTATTTGACTTCGTGGGCGAACCTCTGACGGATTGTGTGCTCTGCCGACTTCGGGGACACCGTGATCCAATCCACCAGATAGTGTGACAGGGCCTCCGCGACAGAGGCGTGTTCAACGGGCTCCCCGTCCTTGGGGAGTTCGATGGTACCGTTGGTTTCAACCGCCATGTAGAACCCGAGGTTCCTGAAGTAGAGGCAGAAGTCACGATCCAACTGGAGGGCAGGCTCGCCCCCAGTCAGGACAAGGTTGTGGCATGACCGCTTGTTCCGCAGGGATTCAATCGGGGCATCCACATTGAACCCCTGGGCCTTGTAGACCGCCCGCTCAATCGCTTCGAGCGACATCGGCTGACCAGACTCGAACTCCGCGTCACAGTCGAACCCCGCCTCACCGTCGCGGGAGCACTTCAGGTTGCACTTGGAGAACCGGATGAACGTGCTAACCACCCCGGCACGCACACCTTCGCCCTGAAACGTGTGAAAGACCTCGGTAATCCTGTAGCTCATGGGTTCCCCGAATCGGTGAATCAAACCCTACGGGCCTTCCGATCGCTCTCGTGCGTCGGGCGTGCCTCCCCAGTCTCCTCCAGACGTTCGGCCAGTTCCTTGCGGTCCCCCGTCTTAACGATGCGGGACTGCCCGTCCTTGTCCGTGACCTCCAGAGCGTTGGCGTCCTCACACAACATACCGCGCTTTCCCTTGTTCATGCGAGCCTCCTTGGTTTGAAATCTTCGCCGTACACCGGCAGTTTGTACTCGTCGGGCTTGTGCTTCTCTTCCGGCCGCAGCCACAGGGCCTTGGTCATGATCGCGAGTTGCTTGGCGTGTTGGTCCTTGAATGACCCCGTTACGGGGCGCTTCTTGGACTTGTAGAGCGACAGGAGTTTGACCGGGACTTTGAGCCGCAGCCTCGCGGACTTCTCGACAACCTCGCCCTTGTAGTTCTTGCGGGTCCCCGGGAGCCGGATTGAGTAGACCACAACGCTCTTGGGAAGGCCCACGGGGCGTCCCTTAAGGATCAACTTGTTCATCTCTCGACCGATGATCGCCACCATCGTCTCCACGTCCTGCCGGGACCGCGTCGTGTACTGGCACACCGCGTTCACCAGTTCCCGTGAGAAGACGTACCCGGCGTCCCGGGTGTTCCGGTGGTAGTTAATCCGCGTCGGCTTGATACGGATCTTCGACATCTTCGCCTCTCCGAATGCTCTGGATCTCCTTGAGGTTAGCCACAGCAGACAAGACCTTGGGGTTTTTCTGAATCGCGGACACCACCGCCAAAATGCGCGCATCGTCAAGGTCAGGCACGCCGTTGTCCTCGTAAAACTCCCGGATCGTCGGCCCGCGGCGCGGTGCCGACTTGGCACCGTGCTGCGGCACCCTCTTCTTAATCCCCTTGCGGGGCTCCAGCGGGGCGGGCTTGAGCTTGCCACCCTGCGATCCCGGGCCTTCAAGTGTCTCGGGTGCGGGCGGCTTTGTCACGATCTTCCTGATCTGCTCGTCGGGCATATGGAGGATGTGCTTGTAGACCCACAGCGTATTCTCGTAGGCGTCCACGGTGCCGTTCGACACGTTCGTCAGACCGATAGCCTCGGCCGCGAGGTTCATCTGCATGACCTCCGCCTCAACGCGCTCCAACTGCTCGATCATCCGGGGTGCCTGCATCTTGACCTTGAACGGCTTCGACCCGTTCTCCCCGTTGAGGCGGAACTTCATGCTCTCCACGTCGGGCTCCTTGAGCCTTGCGTGGATCTCGGCCATGCGGAAAAGAGCGATACAGGCATCGCGCTGGTGGGCCATGACAGTGCGGGCGTATGCAATGTTCTGAGACACCGCACTCCTGTTGGCCTTCCACGGGTCAGCGCCCACAGCGGTATCAGGGATCCCGAGAGCCGCGGGCGGTGTTTTGGTGTTGTTCGCGAACCTCTGGAGGAAGTAGTTGATGTCCTCCATTGCCGGGAGGTTCCCGGCGGACAACACGTCAGCCCGCGTAGAGGATTCCGGACGGGTACCGAGGAACACGTCGTCGGTAGACGTGAGCGAGTTGTACTCGTGCTTCAGGCGTTGGAGCGTGGGGTCAAGCACCTGCTTCCGTCGAAACTTGTTCTTGACATCCTGCACGATGTCATGGGCCACAGCCACCGGGGCGTCACCCACGTCGATGTACCACGCGGTGCGGTCCTGCCGCTGCATGCGGGCCAAGAGCGCCGCGTCTTCCGCCATAGTCACCTGCATCCACGACCGCACCGCGTCAGCCAGGAGAGACTTCCCGTACGGCGTGTACCGGTGGTTCGTCCCCACCAGACGGCAGAAGTGCAAGTAGTCCCACGGGTAGCTGACCGGGCTACCGTCTTTGTTGGCGTCCGTGACACGAAACAGGTGGCCCTTCTCCTTGTACCCTTGGAGCCTCTTGGTCAGGGGGTCCATAACGATCGTCATGTCACGGATGACCGTCTGAACCGTACCGGTGACGCCCTCTCTATCGCTGTAAAGCAACCGGACAAACTCGGACCCGTACAACAGCATCCCCCGGACCCACCCGTAAATCTTGTCGTCGGCCTGTACCGCCTTGAACATCTCCTTGGTCAACTCGACGACGTTGTTCTCGCCCTCGAACAAGAAGATGGCCCCAGTCTCCGGGTCGTGGGCGCACGTATCGGCCGCGTGCATATCGACCACGGCGCTGGCAAGACCTTGGGCGTCCATGTCCTCAATGAGCGTGTTGAGCGTTTCCCTCGGGAGACGAGGGTAGACGCTGGTACCGGTCACCAACGACTGTTGGTTCGACGCCTCAAACGCGGCATTCCACGTATTCCGCTGATCGAGGACGTCGGGCTCACCCGGACGGCGGGGCACACCCATACCGCCAAACAGGCTCAACAAGCCCAGGATGTCTTCGTTCAAGCGTGAGAAAATGCGCATCGTTACCTCACCTGTCGGAACTGGTCCCATGAAATCTGTGTTCGGCCTTGGATCGTAGGGGGATGGAGTACGTTAGACACGGGTACAGCGTCATTCGGCAGAACGATCTCCGAACCGCCGACACCGCGGATTGCGTCGGCAAAGTTGGTCAACGTATAGCAGACAGCCGCGACCGCATCGGCCACGTCCTTGCCGCCGGGGGTGCCGTCGCTGAACTTTGCGGGGTGGTCCACCTTCCCGACGTTCACGTCACGCTCAAGATGCACCAGTTCTTTGGTCAGGCGTTGGTAGGGGTAGTACCAGATCCGGTTCGAATAGATCGCTTGCCGGAGCGTGATGTAGGCGTCCTCGTCCCGGTCCACCGACACCGTCTCCGATTCAAACCGCAGCTTCCGCATGATCTGACACGTATCACGCCCGTACGAGCCGTCGGTCGTCACCCTCGTCAGCGGCAGACCGGAATCACGGAGCATGATGAGGAAAGCCCGGACCTTGCCCCAATCGATCTCACCCTTCGACGGCGGGTTAATCCGGATCATCATGTCGATGTAGATGATGAGTTGGCGGTCGTTGTAGGTCATCCCGTCATTGGGGTTCGACCGCTTGATGTGCTTGATGCCGTGGACATGGCCGATCGCCAACCCGAGAGAGTCGTTGTTCAACCCCATGTCGATGTGCGCGAACCTTGGCATATGCGGGTCAAGGCGTGGCACGTACCGGCTGTTCTCGATCTTGAAGACCTTCTTGTGGTCGAAATACTCCTCCATCACCGTATCGTCCCGGTCCGACAGCGTGATCTCTTCGCGGGTAAAGGGGTGCTCCCAGGCGTCCGTCTCGCACTCCTTGATACGGGTCCTGTCGCGGAACAACGGGGCCATGCCGAACGTCGCGACACCGGCGATATCCCTGAGGGCCCGGTCGGTGTCGCTGACAAAGCTGGCCTTGAACTCCCCCGGCACCTCGATGACCTTCGCACCGTCCCGGCTCTCGGCCTCAGCGTCCGCCTGCGTGGACGCTTCGAGGATCCGCGAGGGGTTCATCTGGTCCCCGACCTCGACGTAGAACTTGGGCTTGGTGTAGAGGCGTGGGTCATTCTTGACCTCCCACCGGGCATACTCGCGAACGATGCACTCCCCGGAGGCTACCCGGCCTGTATCGATCGCGTCCCTCCGGCGTCGTTCAAGGAACGCAGTCTCGTCCTGCTTCGACGACATGAGGAACGAGATGCCCGGCACCATGCCGCCGGGACGCATGAATCGGGACTGCATCCGGTTAATGACCGAGTCGTAGAGCTTCTCGGCCTCGCCCCGAGCGCCGGGGTCCACGGCCTTGGCCCGCTGCGACGGTTGCTGGAAGAATGACGCCTCGTCCATGCAGTATCCGAAGAGGTCCACACCGATGGAGTGGAACATCTTGGAGCCGACACGAACGTGCAGCTTTTGCTCGTTGAACCTGATCGACGACAGGAGGCGACGGTTGAAGTCGAACTTCTCCTCGAAGTACGGGCACCCCTCGATCATCTCGCGGACACGGTCGTAACCGACGTCGTTCGCCTGCGCCATCGTCAGCGAATACATGCCCAGCACGATCGTGGAACCGTTGGCAAGCTGGTAGTATTTCGCGGGGTTCCTGAGGCACGAAAGCCGGTAGGCGATGAACACCAGGGCCACGGCCGCGACCCAGGTCTTACCGATACCGATCGCACCCCCGAGAAGCACCTCTTGGACCTTAGACCCCGGGGCGAAAATCTCATAGACCAGATCGCGCCACACCGGGAACATCGTGGTGGTGTACCGCCCGAGGTAATACTCGTCCTCGATGAACTGCTCGATCGTCACCGGCTTCCACTTGTAGTCAATCTCCCAGATTTGAGAGAAGGCGGACGTTGCCGTGGCCCCGCTGTCCATCATGTCCTGAAGGATCTGGATCGCAAGACGCCGATCCTCGATGTTCATGTGTTCGAGGATTTTGGCGATCTCTTCGTCCCGCTTGCGGGTCAGGTGGTCCTTGAGTTCCCGGTAAGCGCGGCCGTCAACCTTGCCGAGGAAGACATCCTCGTGCTTCTTGTCGCCCAACGATGACAAGATGTCGTCAGGCTTTGCCATCCGTCTCCATTCCCCGAGTCGGGGAGTTGGGCATAGCGTTGAGCCTCTTCTTCCCCAACTCCGTCAACTCCTCGTCCGTCTTGGCGTACACCGTGAGGATCTGCGTCAAGGCCGTGCGGACCCTCTCCCGCTGCGTCACGGCGTGCACATCGTACTTGGAGCGGTCCTCTTTCACGGGCTCACCGTCAACGTTCTTGGTCGTGACCTTGACGTCCGCCCCGACCAGCATCTTCACGTTGACCTCGTTATCCCAGGTGATACCGCACCGCGTCAGGATGTCCTGCGCGACCCGGTACTGGTCCATCGTCGGGATCATCTGAGGCGGCTGTATGTTCCCGGCCTCGTCCGGCAGCGTCCCGCGCAGCGACAGGGCGACAACACGGAGCGCCATCGGGATCATGGCGCACATTCGCACGCGGGCCATGAACCGGTGCCTCTCCAGCAAGCCCGGCCCGTCGGCCATGTTCGCCATCTGCCGATCCATCTCTTTGCGGACGTTTGTGCGGGCGAAGAACTTCGCCTGTGTGTCGCTATCCCATCCGAGTTCGTCAAGGTACGAGTTGCCCCGGATCACAAGCTGCTCAATGTGGGCCCGCTCCTGCGCAGTGAGTTTGGCGTCCTCCACCATGCGGGAGGACTCTTCGACAAACCCGGCACGGATAGCGTCGTCCTTTTGGGGGCGCTTTGCCACGGCTCACACCCCGATGGAGGCGATCTTTGTTGCGTGGTCCCGCACAGCAGCGGATTTCAGGTCGTAAAGAAACTCCGCGAGCATGCAGTACACCGCGTCAGGACGCCGAAGGAAGACACGGACCTTCCCACCACACAACTCCTGAATCTTCCGGTGCTGGGCGGGTGACATGCGCACGTAGTAGTCCATGTGGGGCTTGGTAAACACCAGCAACGGCGTGCGGTCCGACTTCCTCGCAGCCTTGCACGACTGAGCCCACCACGACGCCAACTGCTTGGACTTTCCCCGGACGATCTCGTCGAAGGACCACGACTTCTGAGCCTTGATCTCGATCGAGAACGGCCACCCCGGCGGCCCTTGGATATCCGCCTTCATGTCAACGTGCCCACCCCATCCGCCGCTGTTCGGGGTACGTCGGAAAGGGAGGTCCCACGCTTTAGCCTTCTTCGCGGACTTCAGCGGGAACTTCGCGGGGTCCCACCACGCCGCAAGACGCCGACAAACCTCGATTTCCGTCTTTTTCCAACTTCTGCTGCTACCCATACAGGCTCCGTTTGAAGACGGCACGGCGTGCCGTGATACGGGTAGTTTAGCACCACGCAACGTCCCCGAGGGATCCCCTCCAGACACCCAGCATGTGCGGCCACTCTTGCCCGTCCACGCTGGTCGATGCCAGAGACAAGCCCGAGAGCGTCGATTCGGGATAAATCTCCCCATCGTGCAGGGTGCGGTACATCGGCGGATCCGTCTGCACCTTCTCGGCCACCTGCCTCCGGTTCAGGTACCCATCGGGGGACGCGACCCACAGTTCCGATGGGCGGTAATGCGACAGGAACTCCGGGATCGTCAACTCCCGGCAATGGTGGTGATTCTGGCACCGGGACCGCGTGAAGTTGGGAGTAGTGACGAACACACCGCGGCGTGCCACCCGTAGAAGATTCCGAAGGAACGTCAGGTCGTCCACGACGTGTTCGATCACGTCAAAGCAGGTGACGAAGTCCACCGAGAGGTCGCCCATCTCGGAGATATCGCGGACAACGACGCTGTCGTGGAGGCCCGTCAACCGCTTATCCACGTCGATGCCGCCCACGTAGTTCGTACTGGCCTTGTCCCGGAGAAGCCTCAGACCCTCGTACGACACCCCCGTCCCCACGTCGAGGATCGACGGGCGGTTCAGGTCGGTGGCCGTCTCGGTTGCAATGTACGACCCTACGAACTCGTACCACCCGAGTTGGCACGGCTCTCTGCCCGCCTCCAGATTGTGATCGAATCCGCACGGGACGGGTAGGCGTACGACTGTCTTGGACTGTGTCAGTGTCATGTGTTGCTCTGCGTGATGGTCGATACTCCGCGCCTCTTCACAACGGTAACAGTGCTGTCCGCGGCGTCTTGGATTACGGGGTCGTGACTGATGTAGACAATCTGACGCGCAAGAGAACCGTCGCGGAAGAGTTTGAGCATACTCTCGACGCCCTCGGTATCCAGTCCGTCCGCGAGTTCATCAATAAAAATCTGTTCGCACCGGCACCGTGACCTCTCCTGCATGAGGCCCCGGATGGCGAACAGGACACAAAGGTCTGTGCGGGTCCGTTCCCCGTTGGAAAGATCCTCATAGCAGCTACCGCCCTCCTGGTTCTCTACGTGGATCTTGAAGTCAGAGCGGGCACCCTTGGCCGTATTCTCAAAACGGATGGTGTACATCCCGTCCGTGAGGATCTTGGCGATCGGCTCGACGTGCTCGTTAAGTGTCGGTGCCACCGCGTCAAGGATGAGACTCGGGATGCCGTCACGGCCGAAACCCGACTGCCAGTAGCGATAGATGGCCGCCCTACCCCGGAGCCGCTTAACAGCCTTCGCATCGTCCTCCGACTTCCCGCGGAACTGGCTCAATGACTTCTGGGCCGCCTCAACCTTACCCTTGGCGCGGTCGTACCGCTGCCGGTACGACGGGTCCTCCTGTGCGGCATCGTGGTAAGCCCTCGACGCCGCAGTCAGGTCGATACCGGCCTCCCGCACCTTGTCGGCCGTTCCGAGCACCGGTGCCGCTGCGTCATGGTCGTCCAGACGCTTCTTCGCAGAGGCGTACGCTTCACGGTCCTTGGTATGCTGAAGGTCAAGTTGGTGGTACATCGCAGCCGCGTTCTGCGCGTTTGCCTTGAGGTTTTCTTCGTGGTCGCCCCTGTCGCTCTTACCCAGGGGCCTCCGGCACGTCGGGCACACCGAGGCATTCTTGTGTTCCTTCCACGCCGCGTGTGCCGCACGGGATTCTGCGCGGGCGACCGCAAGGGCCTCGCCCGCTTCGCGCTCCACCCTTCCCAACGACTCCACGCGATCGGCCAGAGCCTTACGGTCCGACTCCCACTTGGCGAACCTTGCCGCGTGGTCCTTCCGCTCCTTGATGCTCTTGCGGAGCAACACGGCCAGACGACCAGCGGCCGACATGTGCTTCTCGTAGGCGACGACCCCCCGTTCGGCGCACTGACGGACGTGCGCTCTCCACTCCTTCTCCGCTTCGACACACTCGACACGCCGCTCCTCAAGAGAGTCCTCCAGTTCTCTCTTGCGTTGCTCGTGCCGCTCGATGGCGGACTCAAGGTCCTCGACCTTACCATCGATCTCGCGAGCCTTCTCCTTCGCGGCGTCAGAAGCGACCAGCAGGCTCCCGATGCCGACCATCTCTTCGAGAATCTTGGTACGTTCCGCCGGTTGCATGCGGCAGAAAGCGCTGATAGCCCCGCCGAAGACCACAGTCCGCACAAACAGGTCGTAGGTGAACCCGATCTTCCGTTCGATCAGGTCTTGAGCGCCGGTCGCGGTCGAAATGTCCTTGCCGTTGACCGCTACGCCCGAGGAACGGCTCCCACGGTACCGCTTGACCGTCAGCCCCTTCCCGTCGTCCAGCATCAGGGACACCTCAACCCAGCACTCCTTCGCCCCCTGTCGGATGAGGTTCCCGGCCGGGCGCTTCGACATCTCCCGTCCATAGAGACACCACACAATCGCGTTGAAGATAGACGACTTCCCCGCCCCGTTCGAGGAAGCCCCGGCCCCGGACACCTTGCCGCGAACCAGCGTGAGCGGGGACAACCTTTCGAAGTTGACTGTACCGTCGCCGATCGTGTTGACGTTATGGATGGTGACCTGACGGATCTTCATTGATTGCTGCTCGCGGCGTATATCACGAGCCGGTTCCGCACACGCGAGAACACGGCCTCTGGGGTCGTGTCAGTGTACACGATATCCACCCGCTTCCCGTGGAAGTTGAGACGCATGAGGACCTCGTAGTACGCCACGCGGTCGTTACGGATCCGAGGGAGTGCCAACGTCTCAAGGTCCGCCCCGCTCCTAGACGCGCGGGCCCGGTTCTCAGACTCCTCGATCGAACACGTCAGCAGTAGGTAGCGGGATACGCCCAATGCGACCATCGCATCGGTCTGGGGAATATCGCGCGGTTGACCGTCCACGAACACGAACGCACGGCCCTCCCTGCGGCCACGATCGATCCCCTCAACACACAGGTCCCACGCCTCTTGGGCCGTGTGCTTGGGGTTGTTCTGACCTTGGAAATACTCCGGTGGGTACTTAGCCCGGAGCATCTTGCCGACTTCGACGAACGACGCCCGCTCCCCGAGTTCCGTCTTCAACCGCTCCAACAGCGTGGACTTCCCGGCGCACGTCGGACCCATGATCGCCACGACCACCGTAGGAAACTTGTCTTGCACAATGCACTTCAGCATAAGGACTCCTGTTCACCGACTCGGGGAAATAGTCTCCCACTTCGCCACCCACTCGGTCACTTCACGGGACGACACACCTTTGATGTCCGGCACCGTGGTATTCCGGAGGACAGACCGCAATGACTCCACCTCCTGACGGGTGAGGACCACGGCATCGCGGACATAGTCCGTCCACGCCTCAAGGCACACGGGCACCAGCGGGGCGAGGATCCTGAGCATCGCTTCCGCGTAGACACGGATCTCCTCCTGCGCGTGCTTGGACGCCCGAAGATTGAGGAAGTGCGTGGTGTTGTGCAGGTCGCACTTCCACGTCCACCGGGTGTACACGTTGAGGGGAAGACCCATGCGGGCCAACTCACGGGACACGCCGGACTCGGCAAACTCCGCGTAGTCCTCGTACTGCTCGTGGCACGTATCCTCAAGCCACTTGACGAAGCGCGCCGCCACGTCCCCACCGACGGCCCCGTCACTCCCCTGCTTGTTGGAACCCGACTGGGCCCGGACGCCGTCGGCACTCGGGATGTAGAACATGTCCGGGAGAACCGAGTACCGGCCGGATAGCTCGTTCACGTTCGCGGTGCGATGACGGATGAACTGGCGTGCCACAAAGATCGGCATCGACATCACCCACTTGAACTCGACCTGCTCAAAGACCGAGGTATGGCGGTGCCGCATGCAGTACCGGATGAGGTTCCTGTCTTCTTCCGGTGACTTGAGCCCGAGCCCCGTCGATGTCCGTGCGGCCTGCACGACCGCAAAGTCACATGTCGGGCGTTCTGCGGGCACCATCCGGGGCATCGCGTCCACAAGTTCGACGAACCCGTGTGGCGGCAGACAGTCCACTCGCAGCGTCTTCCCTTCCATCACGTCAACATTCATGCCGATTCTCCGAGTAGTTCCATCGCAACCCGCTCCGCGATCGCCGGGTCACACGGGGGCTTGCTGTACCTCATGTACTCTGTTACTTGGTCCTTAACGCCGGGCGGCATCTTCATTCGGGGTGGGACCTTCTCGACGACCCTTTCGACCACAACCCGGACGTTGTCCCTCTCAGGGATCGCCCTCTTGGCCTTCTCGCTCTTGACCGTCGCGAGAACAAAGTCCTGCTTGCGCGTCCTACCGACCGTGGCCTCGTCCGCCTTGACGAACCGGGGGAACTGGTCCAGTGGTTGCCACTTGACCTCCCCCTCGCAGTACAGGACAAACCTCTTCTTCTCACCGGCCTCGCCCCAGTCGATCTGGAGCGGTGATCCGATGTAGCACGCATTGCACCCGGGGATGTCCTGCGGCTTGTGGTAGTGGCCGAGGAATACCGGCGTCTTGGCCTTGTTGCTCAGGTCCTTGGCCGTGATCCGCCCACGGATCTCGAAACCCGAGGGGCCGACCGCGCTCCCGTCAACCCCGACGTGCCCAATGACAAAATCCATCCCCTTCTCGGCCATGACTTTCCGCACAACGGCGGGGTCGTTGGTCCAAGGGATGCAGCCAATCCGGTACCCGTCGATCGTGACGACACCGGAGTCCGGGATGACCATTGAGAAGAGACGACCGTGCAGGCTTAACGCCTGACCGTCCATCGAATAGTCGTGGTTCCCCGCAAGGGCCACGACACCGACCCCCATCTTCCGACACTCTCGCAACGCCGTATCGGAGACGTGCAGGGTGTTAACGCTGATCTTCTTGCGGTTGTGGAACCAGTCACCCGACACGATAAGCGTCTTGCCGCCCGCATCGCGGACCGCGCGGGCCATGTGGACCACCACATCGTGCCCGTCCATGAGCCGGGAGTTGAACCCGTTGCGGTCCGTCGCAAAGGCGGGGTGTTCGTCGAGGTGCACGTCCGCGGTGATACCGATTGGCGGCCTTGCCATACTCAAACTCCGGGCTGTCTACCGGTGAGACTCGCGGACCGCTGCCGCGATGTCCTTCAGCGGGCTAAACAGCACCCAGAATGTAGCAGAAGTTAGGGCCGCCCCAACCACAGCGCCGACAAGGAGAAGCGTGGTCGCGAACCGCCTTGCACGAATCCGGTTCTCCACGTCGATGTTCATGTTGACGCGGGTGACCAGACCGTTGAGTGTCTTCGCCACAACGTCCGGGTCAAGCTCCGCGACCATCTCGGGTGTGTAGAGCCCCCTCGAAATCGCGTCCTTCTGCCTTGCCAGATACTCGGCGATCTTCTTTCCAGTGATTTCGCTCATGGTTCCCTCATGTACTTGAAAGGCTCAATCCACGACGTCGGGTTGTTCATAATCGACGAGAACCCGTATTCACGACACTTCTCGAAGAACAGCCGCGGCTTGTACGCCGCGACCACCTTCATCGCTTTATAGGCGTCGTCGGCCGTCCGGTTCAAGTCCATGACCTGCCAGTTTGCCGCGACCTTCTTGTAGAAGCCCTTGAGCTTATCCTTGTAGCGGCCCTTGTAGTTCTCCTTGAGGGACGACGGTGTCACCTTGACGCCCTCGGCCAGGAGTTCGTCCACAATCTCCTGAGCCCTCTTCTCTCCCAAGCCGGGCACCCGAGGGATGCAATCCGAAGGATCACCGGTAATCGCCCGATACAAACGGTACCCCCGGGCCGGTTGTTCGACCCACTCGTGCTGGGTCGGCTGCCACAACCGAACACGCTTCCCGTCGATGAGTTGGCGGAGGTCCTTGTCGGCCGACACGATAATGTACCGGGCCGCTAGGTCTGACCGGACCATGCCCGCAATCAGATCGTCGGCCTCGAAGTTCTCCGCCTTTGCGACCTTGACCCCCAGGGGAGAAATCAGGTCGGGCAACAGCTTCCTTTGATGGCGGTATGCGTCGATGAAGTTGTCCCGCCGTGGGTCGGCCTTGCCCGCGCTCTTCCCCCGGTTGTTCTTGTACTCAGGCACCAACTCGAACCGAAACGCGGGCGGCTTGGAGTCCTGTACCGCGTACACCTCGTGGATCTGCGCGCCCTCAATCTCATGCGTGATGAGGGCCCGCACACGCCGGACGAACCCGTAGAGTCCACCAGTGGGCTCACCCGTTTTCGGAGACGTAAGGTGCTGTCCGGTGTGAACGCACATGGCGAGAATGTTGTTGCTGTCGATGAGCAACGCGGTCTTCTTCTTGGGGTCGATCATGGCTCCTCCACGTACCCTCGGGTTTCCGCCAGAACCTTCTTCAAACGCTCACGGAGGGAATGTCGGTGCGCGTAGTCCGGGGCCGGGTTGTCCCGCTCACTAATGTACTCGTCCACCGCTACCACGAGCGACTTGAGGGCGTCCCTCACAACGTCCTTCTTCCCCGAGGTCTTCTCCCTCCCGACAATGTACCTCGCGACCGCAACGCGCTGCTCGACTGACCCATACCGGCAACACCGGACACACGGCGTACTGCTTGACGGCATAGAGCACGCACACTGAGGACGGCACGGCTCCACAAAGCAACACGGGCACGTCCTGTGCCCGGACATGGTGGCGTACCCGCGTCCGTACTCATCCAAAAGGTACCCGCGTGCCACGATGTCGGCCTTATCCTGCGACACCCGTGCCGCCTCTTCGATCTCGCGGCGCATGTCCTGCGCCTTCCGGAGGGGAGCAACGTCCGGCATGAGACCCGCATATTTACGCGCCTCAAGGACCTCTTCACGCCCTTGTTCCCGGGCAGCGGCCACCATGTCTTCGACCTGCTTCTTTGTGTACGAACCCATGTGACACCTCAAAGCCGCGGGGCGGATTTGAACCGCCAACCCCCGCTTTACAAAAGCGGTGCTCTACCAGTTGAGCTATCGCGGCAAAAAGGGGCCGGGCTATGGCAACCCGGCCCCCGCACCGCACTACCGCGCACACGGTAGTGTGAAAGGATCACTCTTCGTCGCCGGAATCCTCGTCCTCATCGACTTCCTCGGAATCGGCGTCGTCGTCACCGGACCCATCCTCGGACTCGTCGTCCGCGTCGTCCTCCCCGCCCCCGGCAGTGACCTTGGCCTTCTTCTTCGAGGACTTCTTGCCCTTCTTCGCGGGCTTCTCGTCCTCGTCCTCGTCCTCGCCGTCCTCGTCCTCCACGGAGTCGGACTGCTCGACCTTGACCCGGTCGATGTGCTCGGCGAACATGTGCTTGAAGTCCTTCTTGTCGATCGCGGACGTCGCGGTCAGGCCCATCATGTAGAAGATGACGGCGATCTGCGCCCGGTAGAACGTGGTCCCGTTGCTGTCCACGCCGTCCTTGGCCTCGATACACGCGACCAGCAGCGAGTCGAGGAGGATCTGGATGTCCTTCTTGCCACGCCAGACCGTGACGGAGGCCGACCCGCGGCCACCCTGACGGCGCTTGTCCTTGGGAGCCTCGACCTCACGCCCCTTGTCCTTCATCTCGTTGATGAACTCGGCCTGCGCCTCCTGAAGCTCGCGGGCCGTGGTGATCTCACCGGCCTCGACCGCCTTCTCGACGTGCTTGCGGACCTTGGGGTCGGAGATGCGGAGGAACTTGTCGGCCGTATCGACGGCCATCTCGCCGGTATCGAGGCGCTCGCGGAAGGTCTTGGGAAGCTCCGTGGTGCGGAGGACTCGCCGCACCGTCTCGGAGCCGACCCCGGCCATGCGGGCAATCGCGCTGTAGTTGTGATCCCCGTCCTTCTTGCCGCACTCCTTGGACATCGCCTCGTACATGCGGACCTGATCGGTCACGCTGAGGTTGGTGCGACCCTCGGGGCTGTTCTCCGACATGATGACCGACAGGGCGTCCTTGTTGTCGTCAAGGTCGGTCCGGATCGTGACCGGCACCTCCTTGAGCCCGGCCTTGCGCGCCGCAGCGAACCGACGGTGACCGCACAGGAGTTGGTACTTGCCGCCGCTCGCGGGCCGCACCACCAGCGACGACAGGATGCCCTGGCTCTTGATGAGCGACGTGAGGGTCGAGATGTCGCCGTTCTCGGAACGCGCGATCAGGTGCTTCGGGGGCATCACGATCTGGTTGAGCGCGAGTGTCGCCGACGTCATCTTGCTGGGCTTGCCATTCTTCGGGCTGCCTGTCTTTCCACTGTTCTTGACTTTCTTCGCCATACTTCGATCTCCGTGCGGGTTGTCCGCTGTTTGTCTGCTGGCTCACGGGCCAGCGATGGGAACCATCATACCACGGATCGGATCCGTTTCCATTCCCCGACTCGGGGAACTATTCCTCCTCTTCGTCCTCGCCCTTCGGGGGCTTGAGCGTCGTAGCCGTTTCCTTCACCGCCTCCCTGATCTTCTTCTCGTGCTTCGCGAGCACCTCCCCAAACTCCCTCTTCGCGAAAATACCGACCGAGTCTTTCAGACCACGGATTGACACGCCCTTCGACCCCTGGGGCTGGAGCAACCCGAGGTCTTCGAGGAACATGAGGTTCGACTTGTCCACCTTGACACCGCCTGTCCCATCCTTCGCAAAGGACACGTAGAACCGGGCCTTACGGCTCTGCACACCGTACTGGGCCTTGTTCGCCATCATCTCGTACTCAGCACCACGGACACGGTCCTTACCGTCCTTGTCGGTGTGAATCATCGTGGTGCGGATGATCGTCCGCCCGTAGAACTTCAGCGCGTGACCACCGGCCATCTTGGTCTTAGGCCCCGAGAACCCGCCCATACCCCCGATGATGTCCCGCTGCTCGTTAATCAGCATTGGGAGAATCGGGCGTCCCTTGGTCAGAACCCGGAGAACCTTCAACTGGTCCGTGATGACCGCCGCAGACTTGCCGACACCGGCACTCTCCCCGGCATTCTTCTCGAACAGGGCCTCCGGTGCTGCCGCCGCAAGTGAATCCCACGCGACCAGCATGGGGGTATTGCTCCCCTTGGGTGCGTCGGAGTCAACCCTCTTGCCCTTCTTGATCTTGCTCACCGGTCCGTAGAGCGCCGAGATTCCGGACTTGAGGGCGTCCATGCCCTCTTCCAGCGTGTTCACGTCCACCTTGACCAGACGCTTGGGATCAATCTTGTAGCAGGCGAAGTGGTTCGGGTCGAACACTTGATCGAAGTCCAGCCACAGGATGATCCCTCCGGCTCGGGAAAAGCACCCCGCCGTGAAGTGACACAGCGCGGTCTTTGCCGATGCTTCCCTGCCCCACACAATCGCCCCACGTCCTGTGGGGAACCCCCGCATGTTGCTGAAGATCCAGTCGATAGGCCAGCACGGGTTCGGTACCCACAGGGGCACGATGGGCTCCTTACGCCCCTGCTGTTCCTCCATCGTGAACGCGGACTCTTCGTTGCGAAAGGACTTGCGGATTCCAGCCACCACGATCGACGCAGCATCCACCGCCGCAAACCTCTTCGCAACCCTGCTCGTATCAATGCTCTTTGCCATAGGGCCTCCAATGAGCGGACGGGTGTCTCCACCAGTCCGCCCGCACTACGGGTCACCGGCGCTTGCCGGTCTTCTTCGCGGGGGCCTTGCCGCCCTTCTTGGGCTTGGCCGCAGCCTCAACCTCATCCGCGTCGTCCTCATCCTCGTCCGGGTCAGTCTCCACGTCGTCCTCGTCCTCCGAGTCTTCCTCGTCGTCCTTGGGCTTCGAGGACTTCTTGCCCTTCTTCGCGGGCTTCTCGTCCTCGTCCTCCGAGTCTTCCTCGTCGGCGTCCTCGGAGTCCTCTTCCTCGTCCTCCGAGTCTTCCGAGTCTTCCTCGTCGGCGTCCTCCTCGTCGTCCTTGGGCTTCGAGGACTTCTTGCCCTTCTTCGCGGGCTTCTCGTCCTCGTCGTCTTCCTCGTCGTCTTCCTCGTCGTCTTCCTCGTCGGCGTCCTCGGAGTCTTCCTCGTCGGCGTCCTCGGAGTCTTCCTCTTCCTCGTCCTTGGGCTTCTTGCCCTTCTTCGCAGGCTTTTCCTCGTCCTCGCCCACGGGCTCCTCGTTGAACATGATCTTGTAGACCGCGTCGAGCGCCGCGGAATCGTCCGTCAGCAGATCATCGAGGTTGATCTCGGCCGCCTTCTTCCGGAGTGCGATGCGCACATCCTTGTCCTCAGCCAGGGGGCACGCCTCCTGCACGTCCACCTCGTAGGTCGTACCGTCACGGCCGCTGCCCATACGGGTGATCTCGATGTCCGACCCGTCCGTCGGGCTGGTCAGGTCGTGCTTCTTCATCCGCATCTCGATGGCGTCGTAGGTCTTGATCGGGATGCTGAGGACGTAGATCGGGGCCGCCTTGCCCTGCTTGTCGATCTCGGAACGCTTCGCGACCACGATGAGGCGGTACCGCTGGGGCAGCATGTTCCGCGCGTTCTCCAGAACCTTCTCCTTCGCGCTCTCGGCCTTGAGAGCCTTGTAATCCTCGAAGAGGCGGTTGGTCAACGCACAGGTACGCTTGTTGAAGCACCCGTTCGGGTCGAAGAACCGGGTCTTCTCCTGACCCTCCGCCCGGAACTTCTTCGGCACGAACTTGTTGTCGAACCAGAACTCCGAGACGTACCGGCCGAACCCGTAGGAACGGCCGTCGTCCGGTACCGGGAGGATGCGGTACGTCTCGGACTTGCCCGAGGCGATGTCCTTGGACAGCTTGAGGTACGTGAAGTTGCGCGACCCCCGCTCCTTGCCCATCCGATCGATCATGGCTTGATTAGCCTTCTTCGCCATACAGGACTCCTTCCCCCGGGAACCCCGGGGGTCATCATTGCCTAACGCCCAAACCTCCATCGGTTCAGACCGTGTCGGCCTTCCATGCTTTCATCAGCACCGTCTTACGGTGGTCGAATGCGTCCACCATCATACGGCAAGTTTCCTCAGTCTCCAACAGCCTATTCAACTCGGCGATCTTGGCCCCGTAGTCAGGGTTCGACCGCACCTCAGATGTTACCAACGACTCCGTCACCCTCGGACCACCGGTCCGCGCGTCGCGCTCCAGACGCATCCGGTACGCAAACCTCAGGCGTTCCGTGTATTCCTCAAGGCTGAACTCCGCGTCACGTCGGGCTTTACTCGCGGCCACCATGAGCCTACGCCAGAACAAGTACCGTTGTACGTGCGTGGCCAGCACCTCGTCGGGCTCGCCGTCGATCGACACCTCTTGCTCAATGTCAAACGTCTCGGGCTTACCGGCCACGACCACGGTCAACTCCGCGATCTTCCTCAGTGCCTTGTCCGACGTGTACCGCCCCCTCCTCTTGTACCCCTCCCGACGGCCCGCCCTCTCCCTTGCGATACGCTCCGCCATGCGGTTACTCATTCGTTGCACTCCAGGGAATCAGTGTATTCCTTCACCAGAGCCCGCAACTCTTTCCGCATATTCGGCTCCAGCGGGACCCCGTCCGAACTGTCGGGCTTGACGACAGACGCCACCCTGTCGAGAAACTTCTGGTGGACCTTCGTGATACTCGCGCGGTGCTGGTGCAGTTTCGCGTGCAGGTACACGTCCCGGGCCTTGCGGTCCTCCTTGTGCTGGAGGGTTGCCGCCTCGTTGACCGCAACCGTCGCGTCCCCGTGAACCTTGCTACCCTCAGCAGCACCCGGCCGGTAGGGAACGCAGTCACGCCAGTTGAGTCCGATCTCACCCTCGGCCACGATGGGGCACCGGAGCCACGACCAGTCGAAGCCCTTACCCCATACGCCCGCGGCCCGTTGCGGAAGGTTCTCCATGATGTCGAGACAGAGGGACGCAACCTCGGCCACCTCGGACCGCAGACAGTCGAGCACGATGCTGTCGTGCACCGTCATGATGAGGCGGCTCTTGTAGCCCTTCTTCCGGAGCGCCTTGTTGATGAGGATGATCGCCGTCACCGTCATGTCGGACGCGGTCGATTGGATGACCGCGTTCGGGCCTTGCCGCTTAGCCCGGTTCACCTTCCCGTGGTCCTCCGAGTGGATATCGGGCAAGTGACGGCGACGTCCGAACGGGCTCAACGTGTACCCGTTCTCGTAGATGAAGTCGCACGTATCGTCGATGTACCGGCGGATGGCCGGGTAGGCGCGGAAGAAAGCGTCGATGTACTCCTGCGCCTCTTCCTCGTCCGCGATGATGCCTTCCTGACGGAGCGTGTTGACGATGCCCGGTGCACCGATTCCGTAGAGGACGCCGAACACCACGCGCTTCGCGATGGTACGCTGCCTCTTGTACTTCTTCGGATCGGACTTCTCCAGTTCCTTCGCCTGATCCATCGTCAGGTGGAAGATCCGGCACATCGTGAGCAAGTGGACGTCCGTCCCACTCGCGTAGGCGTCAAGGAGAGACTTCTCGCGAGCCAGCGATGCCGCAACGCGCACCTCGATCTGCGAGAAGTCGGCCGCGAAGATACACCCGTCGTCACCGAAGCGGCTGGTGTAGACCCGCTTCGCCACCACGGGAGCGTTCTGGAGGTTCGGCCCGGCCGAACTCGTCCGGCCCGTCTTGGTGCCCGTCGGCTTGAAGTTGCCCCGGATGTACCCGTCGAACCGCCTGATATGCTCCAGGTACGGGACCGCGTACGTACCGTGCTGCTTGTCGTAGCGACGGAAGGCCAACAGGGCGGCACTGAACGCGCAGTTCTTCGTCCGGATGAAGTGGTTGAGGCTGTCCTTGTCGGACGACCCGTAGGAAACGTCGAAGTCCTCTTCGTCGCCCGTGGCTTCCTCGGCCGCGTCGGTGTACTTTAGCGGCTCGTACCCAAGCTCACCGTAGAGGATTTCCTTGACCTGATCGGGCGAGTTGGTGTTGAACTCCCACTGGTCAGCCTTGCCCCGTCGCGGGTCCTCCGACTCCTTCCGTCGGATGTACTTGCGGACCACCGGCAACGACTTCATGTCGAACAGGGCGTTCGCGGAGCGCAATGCCGTATACCGGGAGAAGAAGGCTGCGGCCTCCTTGTCCCCGTGTGTACCGACCACCTGCATCGCCGAGAGCGCGTCGATCATCAGCGGGTAGTAGTGGACCACGAGGTGCTTGCGCTTGTCGTCGAGCTTCTTCAGCAGGATGTCCTTGAGGCGGAACGTCGCGTCCGCGTCGGCACCCGCGTACGGGCCGATGATGTCCTTGGGGATGTGCCGGTAGTTGTGGCTGAACGTCTCCGCCACGGCCGTCACCGGCTGCTTCCAGTTGCCCATACCGGTGAACTGAGTCGCGACGTTGTCGAGGCTGTGGGGCGACTCTTCATCAACCTGATGGTGGATCGTCATCGTGTCCAGCAGGTTGACGATCCGGGTCTTGAAGAAGAGGCGACACCACGTCTGCTCGAACATCCCGTTGTGGACCACCTTGCGGACGGACCGTCGCGTGATGAACCTCTTGAACGCGGCGTCGAATATCTCCCGGTCCCTGGCCTTCCACGTCCCGTCCACATGGTCGCGCAGGACGTAGTACCCCTTCCCCGCCTTGTCTGACCATGACACGATCGCGACCGCCGCGGGCTCGTGACGCTCCTTGTACTCCGCGTCACGGGGGCTCACCAGCGTGAACGTGTTGCCCTCACGCCGCTTGATCTGCGGCACCGTCATCTCACGGTCGAGCGGGTCGAGCCCGTTCGTCTCGAAGTCGAACGCGACGTCCTGGTCCGCGTACGAATCAAACATCTTGGCGGCCTTCTCTGCCGAAACGATCTCTTTGTAGTCACCCAACCCCCGCCCGAGCGTCAGCCTCCCCTCCAGCAAGCCCGCAAGGTCGTCCCACGCCTTCTCCCACTGGGGACGCAGCACGTCCCGGTAGAACAGTGTCCCCGGGGTGAAGACCGGCATGATCTTCCGCTTCGCCCCCGCAACCTCCTGCTCAAACGGGGAACCGTGGCACGTATCGATGCGGTACTTCGGCCCGCAGACCATCTTGAGAGGCGTGCTCCCGACCGGGACGATGAACTCGGGATTGAACTTCTGGATCTCCCGGGACAGGAACGGTGCGCACGCCTTTGCGGCCGTCGTATTCGCACACGCAGCGCCGTGGGCACAGCACTTAACCGCGTACGTGAACATGACGTTCTTGCGGTAATCGATGCCCGCCTGTGACATCGCGGCCTTGATGTCCCGCAGTTCCCGGTTATCCCCGAGCTTCCCCTCGGCGTCCTCCTTGAAGGACGGGTTGTGCAACACCACCAGCACCCGAGGGTTGAGATTCCCCTTCCCGAGAACCCGGTGCGTATCGACCGTAATCTCGGGCGGCCTCCCGCCGCAGTAGTCGTTGCCGATCTGCACACCCTTGATCGTCGGGAGGATCGGGCACGCGAGACAACCCACACCCTTCTTCGGGATCGGGGAGTACGGGTTGAGAGGCACACGCCCGTAGGTCCCGGGGTCTAGGTTACGGAGCCTCTTCCCTTCCGTCGGGATGACTTCTCGACGTTTCGCAGAACGAGCGCCGTGACGACCGCCTCCCACTTTCGTTCCAGACTTCGGCACCGTAGCCTCCAGATATTCCCGACACGGTCAGCCCCGATCCTGAGCATGTCCGCCGCAGACACACCGGCAAAGTCCAACTCGCAAGCCCGGCAGTCCAGCCGGGCAAACCCGACCACCATACGCCCACCGGGTGTTACCGCTTTCAACCGGTAACGGCCCCGATCGTACCACCGCAACGAAAGCCCCGTAGCGTGCTCGAAAGACCCCCCGCGACGGAGATGCAACCGGATCAGGATCCCGCTGTCGAACCCGCTCACCGCGTTCTCAAACATACGCCCATCGCGGGTAACCTCGACCAGCGCCGGAGACACCCGGGGCCTGGAAGCCTCACGACACCGTCCGAGGAAGTCACACGGAACACACTCGGGATCCGGCACCGGCGATACGCACCCGAAGCATTCCGGGATATTCACCGAATCGGGGAGTTCATCTCCCTTACGGCCTTCTCCATCGACCCCGTGATCGTCGGCACCTTTCGGGCTCCCGGGGCCTCTGTCTTTCGCAGACGCCATTCTACCTCCGATTCGACACCCCGCTTGAGCCAAACCGTGCTCCTCGCGGCCATGAGCCGTAGCTTCTTCTTGTTGTCCGCAGGATCGCCGCTCGGCAGCAACAGGTACCCTACACGACACGACAACTCCCGATTGAGCCTGTAGGCGTACTGCCTTGTCTTGTCGTGCTCTGTCGAGTCCAGACAGACGATCAAGTCCTCGAAACCCAAGAGACGCAGGGCGTTCACCTGCTGGGGGTGCAGGTCCTTGGACGTCAGCGGCAGCCCTCCCGGCCCCCATGCGATCCCGTCAAGCGGCCCTTCGCAGATAAAGCCGGTCTTCTGGCCCACCGCCTGCTGATACCCGAAGAGGTACGACTTTTTGCCCGTGCTCGGTGGGTTGTGGTTCTTGGCCTCAGAGTTGCCGAACACACGGCGACCCTGCCAGTAGACCACGCGGCCACCCTGCCAGAACGGAAAGATCAGGAACCCCGGGAGGGATGAGGCGTACCCGATGCCGAAAACATCGATGTCGTCATAGGTGAAACCCCGGAGTTGGAGGTACTTCAACATGATCCTGGTCACGTTGTCGGTCGGGCGTTCCGGCAGCTTGGAGAAGCCCTCGGGCAACGGTACCGGTTGGGCCGTAGCCGACTTGAACAGCTTGTCAATATCGAAAACGAGGGGCGAGTGTCCGGCCAGCGACCGGAGAGACTTGGGGATATAGCCGAAGAGATCCCGGACAAGGTTGAGAAGCGACCGCGTCCCGTACCAACACGTATGGCACCTTGCCATGCCGTGCTCGCCTTTGTGGTAGTTGACGTGCAACGTGTGCCCGGACTCGGCACAGAACGGGCAGTCGTAGTTGGTGTCACGCCCTGCGGTGCCTTTGAACTGGAGCCTTGTTTCGAGGATTTCCCTTATGCGTTCGCTCATAGAACTCAGTCCAGTTACAGCGGTGCATCTCGCTCCGTCCGTTCGCGTACGCCTGCATCATCACCCAGCGGCCGTCCTGTTGCTCCCAGTAGAGCCCGTAGGTCGCACCGCACCGCCCACACTTTACCTTCTTGGGTGTGTCGTCATACCAGACGTCCTCTTCGTCCCCGTCCCACGAATGCGCCGTATCCGCCCACGGGTCAATGTCCCACGGACGGACGAGGGAGTCTGCCAGCGCAAACTTTGCTTGCTCCGCGTACTCCTCTTCCGTGTCGTACATCCACGCCGGAGGCTCCGGAGGATCCTTCCACCACTCAGGATCCAAATCCAAGCCCGTCCACCACTCACGGCCCATGCGGCACCTCTTGGATAACTGCCTTTTCCAGACCGCCCTGCACACCCCTGTGCGGGTCCTTCGTCGGGCTCACCACCTTCGTACCGTCAGGCATCAGCACCACCACGGCATCGCCGTTCGCAACGGCTAAGGCCCCGTTGCGGTACCCGCAACCGTAGAACGTCACCGACGCAACGATGGCCGTAGCCACGCACGCCAGTAGTGCAAAGAGGCACCCGGCATCATCTTCGGGATTGCGGCTCATGCCCGCTCTCCTCGGAGCGCAGCGCCTTCGGCATCCTTGTTTCGGTTCTCGTCGTCCATCTGGTCCCCGTCAAACTTCTCCGGGTATCGGGCCTTCAGCTTGGCGATGTTCCGTTCCCACAACTGCTGGACCGGGATACCGCGCCCAACGAGGTACAGAGCGCGGAACCACTCGGAATCGCCAAACTCCTCGTCCATGTTGATGAAGTCCGCAGACTCACCAGTCGTGATGCGGAGGAGTGCCTCGGCGATCTCACCCGCTTCGTTGAGAATCCCAAGGACCGCATGGAGGACGTCCGGGTTCATCTTCGCGAGCGGCGTGCTCAAGAGCGACAACTCGTGCGGCACATCGTCGTACGGCTTACCGCTGAAAATCGCTTTCTTGATGTCGCGGGCCATGCCGCCCGCGACAATCGACGTTGCGAGCAACTGGGACAACCGCTGTGACTCCACACGGCTCAGCGCGCAGTGGGGACTCTTGGTCCGCATAGCCGCCTTGATGTACTGCTCAACCGTCTCAATCTTCATGTTGCGACCCCTTGGTACGTTCCAGATCCTTCATCACAATGAACCCACCCCGGACAAACACGGCGACGGCCGTGAACACCACGGCCACACCGATCCACGACCCGACGAGAAGAAGGGCCAACACGCCAAGCACCGTCCACAT